ACGGCACCCTCGCAGCATCAGCTATATGATGTGCTGTGGGCAGAACACGCAAAGTGGCTGAGAAGAAATGAAATGCTCAGTAAGCATTTTAAGTGGACGCAGACACGGATAGGGTTAAGAGGTCATGAGGAAGAATGGTTTGCCGTTGCACGAACTTCACGGCCAAAACCGGGTGAGCAACATGCTGAGGGACTTCAGGGCTTCCACAGTGGACATATAATGTTTCTGGTTGATGAGGCTTCAGCAGTTGACGACAGCGTATTTGCAGCTGTTGACGGTGCATTCACCACACCAGATTCCTATGCTATATTAGCTTCTAACCCTACAAGAAGAAGTGGATACTTCTTTAAACAGATTATAGATCCCGATAATAGTGCATATAGTGTAAAGTTCATAAATGCACATGACTGTAAGATGGTAACTCCTGAATCTATTCAGACAGTTATAAAGAAGTATGGGAAAGATAGTGATTTTTACAGAGCTAAGGTGCTCGGGCTCCCGCCACTTCTTGATGCTGTTTCCCTTATCTCGGCAGAGCAGATTGCAGACGCACATGCCAGGATCGTGGAAGTCGCGGATCATGAAGTAGTGGTCGTTGCGTGTGATCCTGCACGTTTCGGTAGTGACTTTTCTGTTATTTATGTAAGAAAAGGCAGTCGAGTTATAGATAGGGTTTCTGTAAAGAGTATGGACACCATGCAAGTAGCTAGACTCTGCATGGACACTATAAAGACTCATGGGGCCAATAGAATACTAGTTGATGCTATTGGAATCGGCGCGGGAGTTATTGATAGGATCAAGGAAGATATAAAGAAAGAAAAGCTTCCTGTTCTCGCTTTTGCTGTTAATGTTTCTGAAACAGCAATAAACGAAGAGCAGTATGCAAATAAGAGAAGTGAGATGTACTGGCATTTAAGGACTCGTATTAACAGCATCTCTATTCCCTTCGATACTTTACTCCTCGACGATGAGCTTCCCGCGACAAAGTACAGCATCGACAAGAAGATAAAGATTCAGTCTAAGGATGAGATAAAGCACGAGATCAAGAATTTGACGGGAGTTGAACGTTCTCCAGATTATGCAGACGCTTTAGCTTTACTCTTCTATAACGAGATTCTAAATAATGATCTTTGTATATCGGCGACAAGTTTTAAAATAGGCGCGGCTGAGAATTTAGTTCTCGGCGTAAAATCTATGGATCGAGTTTTGGCCGAACAGGGATTCGTCGTTCCTGTTAATGACTTCCGCTCATCTGTAATCGGTGGGCGGAAGTACAACTCTTTCAGGAGTGGTCAGTCATTCGCTGATAATAGTCGATTCAGGTTTAATTAATTTGTAGGCTTTCGTTTTACGACGGGCGTAATTTTCGGGGCGGTTGTTTTTGGGGATCATCGTTAGTTTTAGCTTCTTCAAGACTATCGACGATGTAGTACACAGTAAAGAGCGCTTTTTAGCTTTTGAAAGCACTCCGTAGTAATTTCCTTCTATAAGGAAAGAACCAGAGAAAAGAAAGGATAAAACCTTGGCATTCGCACAGTCTTACAATCGTGGAAATCTTTACCATAAAGGGGATATTTTGCTGTATGGCTCTCCCTTTTATGTTGCTTCTACATACTTAATGAATTTGACCTCTAGTAGCGGTGTTGTTGCTACTGCTAAAGGTGCGGTTCCTGGTGTTACACGTGTGAAATTGAAGATACAGGTGGATGGGGTGGATTTGTATTTGCTTGCAGCTAATGATTGGGTTGATGCTAATTCTGCGAGTAATTCTCCTTCAGTTTCACCCAGTGCGTCTTCCAGTCCGAGTGCTAGTGGTTCAGCCTCGGTTTCACCTTCACATGTTTAGTCTTTAAAAGTATCCATTAAGTATATAGGGGAGTAAACGAACATGCCTTCTATGCGACAAAGATCATATGGACAGTGGGTCATTAAAGGTGACCTGTACGTCCATGGACAGATTAGATTCACAAGTGATACTTATCTTTTACGTGCTACTACGACAGGTTCTGCAAGTGGGACCGCTGCAGGAATAGTTCCGGGACCGGTCAGGAAAAAGTTAAAGGTTTTAATCGATGGTGTGCCGATGTACTTTCTGGCAGCCAGCGATTGGGTTAATGCTAATTCGTCAAGTAGATCTCCTAGTGCAAGTATAAGCCCTAGTGCATCTCCTTCGTCTTAGTTTTAGTCTTTTCCTTCAGCCTTTTCCTTGTCAGTTCATGGTACGTATAAAAAGATAAGAGGATATAAAGATGTCTAACTATGTAAGACAGCGGTCATACGGAAAGCAGATCATTATTGGTGATCTGTATTTAAAGGGGACTATAAGAACAAGTAATAGTTCTTATATTTTTAAAGCAAATACAAGTGGTGGAGTTTCTTCTACTCCCGCAGGTGTTGTAGCGGGTAATGTTATAAAGAAGGTTAAGATTCTAGTTAATGATAGTGTGATGTGGCTACTGGCGGCGGATGATTGGGTTAGCGCGGGATCGCAGTCTGTGTCTCCTTCGGGCTCTTCTTCCCCTTCAGCATCCATTTCTCCGTCTGCCAGTTCTTCTTTGAGTCGTTCACCTTCGGCTTCTTCTTCTCCCTCAGCCTCATCCTCACCCTCAGCTTCACGGAGCCCTAGTGTTTCTCCTTCGGCTTCACGCAGTCCAAGTGCATCTGTTTCTCCGTCGGCTAGTAGTTCCGCTTCACCTTCGAGTTAGTTTTTGTTTTTTCTGGACACTAAAGGACTGGTGATTGAAAATGCAGATAACGGTACCAATGATGGAAGAGAAGAGAGCGCAGTTAGAGAGACAACTTGAAGAGGTTCTTGCACAAGCTAATGTTATCAGTGGAGCTTTAAAAGAAATAGATCACTGGTTAGGAGTTTTAGCTTTAGAGGAAGGGGATAAAACTCCTATTGTGAATATGACTGGTCCCGAGTTTGTAACAGCACTTAAACTTGCTGAGACTAGATAGTGGTTTTTGCTTTTTAAGAGCTGAAAAAGAAGAAAAAGAAGAAAGAAGAGAAAATGACAAAAGCGGCGGATTCACTGCCCACTACTGCAATCGACACGATAGAGAAGGGAAGACGTCCTTCGACGCATAATATAGCTCTATCAGAGATAGGTCGGTCAGGTATCCGCCGCTTTGGTGGTCAGGTATATGAAGAGTTCCTTACATCATTAAGAGGAACTGCGGGTATTCGTGCTTATAGGGAAATGCGGGATAATGACCCCATTGTGGGCGCGATCATGTTTGCTATAGAACAGATAATGGAGAAGGCAACATGGAGTATCAAACCTGCGGGGAAGAGTGTTTTAGATAAAGAGGCCGCGAATTTCCTTAAGAGTAATATGAATGGGATGGAGCACAGTTGGCAGGAGTTCATTTCAGAGATAACTTCGATGCTGACTTACGGCTATTGCATCTTCGAAACCGTGTATAAAATAAGAAAAGGGAATACAGGGAACCCTGAGACATCTTCTGCAGAGGATGATGGTTTAATTGGGTGGAGAAAGCATGCGAGACGTATGCAGAGCAGTTTCTACGATTGGGTCTTCGATGAGAATACTGGAGATTTAATTGCATTTTCTCAAATGACACCCCCTGATTATAAGGTGAGAACGATTCCTATAAGTAAATGTTTGCACTTTCGAACGAAACTGGATGGGGACAATCCTGAAGGAAGAAGTCTCCTGCGCAACGCGTACAAAAGCTACTACTTCAAAAAATCTATCGAAGAGATTGAAGCTATTGGAATTGAACGGGATTTAGTTGGATTACCTGTATTCACTCCCCCAGAGGGTTTCGATATTGATTCGGCAGAACACGCAGCAGTGCGTACAGCCATTTCTAATATTATTGCAAACTTGAGAAGAGACGAGCAGGACGGTATTTTACTTCCTCCTGGCTTTGCGGTTAATTTATTACAGATAGGATCTTCGAGACGGCAGTTCGATACCGATAAGATCATTAACAGATATGATAAGAGAATAGCAGCTACTGTTCTTGCACAGTTCATTATGCTAGGGATGGACAGGGTCGGCAGTTTTGCTCTCAGCAGTAATCAGAGTGATTTGTTTCTTGTTGCTGTGCAGTCTATGCTCGGCAGAATCGCCGCACATTTAAATAGAGTAGCGGTTCCTCGTCTATTTGCTCTTAACCCTAAGTTTGGAGCGCTCGGAAGTAACATCCCCAAATTGGTGGTGGGTAAGGTCACTGACCCGAACCTGAAAGACCTCGCAGATTATGTCAGCAAACTGGCTGGAAAAGGATTCATGCTCCCGAAGGAGCGCATACTGTCAGAGCTGGAAGAAATCGCTGGGCTGAGTGGAATGCATTCTGATGGAGTTGGAGAGATAGAGGTTGACGGCCAGGGCAGTGATTTGGTAGAAGCTCCTATGCTGCCAGGAACCAGGGAAGATCAGCAGAAGTATGAAATGCAGATGAAGGTAGAGAAGTTGAAGATTAAGAGTAAAGAAAAGACGGATGCATCGACAGCCAAGATTGAGGCATTAAAGCCTGCTGTCCCTGCAAAGGAAGTAGCGGGGACTAAAACTACTGAAGAGGAGAAAGCGTAAAATGAATACAGTATCTAGAATAAAGATAAGAAAACTTACAATAATCTTTAGTATTCTATTTAGTGCTTTTCTCTTCTCAGCTTCAGCTATATACGCGCAGGGTACTACC